TCTTCTTTAGCCAGTTTACTAGCAGCTTTTACTATACCTTCACCACGTTTTTCTGCTTTGTCTCTAAGTTTAATTGCATCATCAACATCACTACCTTTGCGACGAGTCATTTTGTGAGCAGCGTGCGCAGCTAAATTAAGAGCGCTATTTGGCGCCGAACCGCTGGTTGATTTTTTAATGTATGATTTTAAAGTGTCTTTTGACAACTCATCGATATTCTCGACTTCTTCTTTCATACCCTTCTTTTTACGAAGGATCTTGAAGTCTTCAGCATCGATCTTACCATTGTGGTTCTTATCGAGCTTCTTCTGTCCGCCCTTCAGCTCTTCATCCATCTCGTCGTGGTCATGATCGCACTCGCAAGGATTTTTGCCGCAATGTGGGCAAACGCCTTTCATCTTCTTTGCCTCCATAATCTGACGAACTGAATCAATTACGCTGTCTGGTAAACCGAATTTAAAATTCTTATCCATTTTATTTCCCCTTTACAATTCTTTTTAATGTTTTTGCTAATCTTGCACGTTTACCAAGTTTGCCACCCTTTTCAGCAGCAGCGTTCAGTTTCTCAGCTGGGATTGGTTCATCAGCTGGTACGTGTAATTGTTTGTGAAGCGCACCCTTGTGCTTAATAGCGCCAGCAATCCAGTTTTTTTCATCGATCTGCTCGACTTCTTCTGCATTATAGTTGATGCCATGATCTTTAGCATGGATTCTGCGCATAGCACGAGCCATACCAACCATACGATTCATGCTTTGGCGTGGTTGCTCATCTTTCTTTGGCATAGATGATTTTTCTTTATATGAACGGAGAGTTTCTTTTGACAACTCATCAAGAGTTTCTTCTTTAACGTCGCCAGCACCCTTCTGACCGATCTTTTTGTTTTCTTCTTTTTTAGTTTTCTTTTCTTTGCTGTCTTCAACTGACTGCTCTTCTGGCGCATCATTTGTAGTTGGCTTGAGATCAACTTCGGTTTTACCGCCAGTTATTTTCTTTGGATCTTTTTCGCTGTTGGCTTCTTTATCAACTTTTTCCATATCTTGAATTTGCCCTTGCTTTGGAGCAGCTTCATAAACAGATTCAACTTCTTCTTTAACGCCACGTCTCTTTAGTTCGCCGCCGATTGAAAGATGAAACAGCTCTTTATCGCGATGCTGCTGACGTTCGCCATCTTGTGGCTTTAATTTAGCATGAAGCTTCTGAAGCGAATGAGTTGGTGCGCCTTTAATAGCGCGATGAACGCTATCCTGATTCTTATCAGCGTGGGCTTTTTTCAAATGGGCGTGAAGATCATCTGGGTTACCAAAATGAAACTCACCAGCTTTTTTAGCTTCATCAGCTTCATCGATAATCTTTGTTTTGATTTCGCCTTGCTTTGCTAACTTAGACTTAACATCAACTGGATCTTCCGCCGTATCTGGGCGACCGACGTTGACAACTTTCTTACGCAATGCTGTGTTGCGAGCTTCCGCTTCAGCAATTTGCATATCTCTAATTTTTTGTTCTAAGCTGCGAAAGTCTTTCATTTGTTACGCCTTTAATGTTGCTTTAAGCATCCAGTTGTGCTTGAAGTGAACGTCGATACGACCTTGTAAGAAGTTTTCTAATCCATCACACTTGTTTTTCAAAGCAAGTGCTTGAGCTTTTTCGAGCTCTTTAATCAACTTCTCATTATCTTCTAATAGTTTTGCGACCATAGACATAGCTGGCGGAATGTTTATCTCGTCTTTAATGACAGACAATTCGCCAAAACGAATAAACGATCCAGGAGCATAAGCATCCATAGTACGAATCTCTTCAGCCGTTGCATCAACAGCATCAAAAGCATCTTCGTAAATCTTCTGGAAAAACTTGTGGTATGCAGGGAATTGTGGACCCTCCACGTTCCAGTGGAAATAATGAGCTTTAAGATAAAAAGCGAAAGTGGTTCCAAGAACCACCTTCATTTGCTCGATTAACTCATCCATTTACTTTTGCTTTCTTTGTTTTTGTCTTCTTAGCAGGAGCTGGCGCTTCAACTGGTGCTGGAGCAGCAACTTCTTTTTTCTTTTTGGCAGCTGGCTTCTTAGCTGGTGCCTTTTTCTTAGCAGGAGCTTTGATCTTTTCAATCACGGCAGCTGTTTCAGCTTTAAATTCTTCTTCTTTTGTTTCGACTTTTACTTCTTTCTTCTGGAACATAGCCAAAAAAAGAGCAATAGCGCCAACAACAAAAATTGCAATTAAAATAACATTTTGATCCATCATTTTTCTCCATTATACTTTTTCATAGTTCCGTTAGGTTTGACGTGAAATGCAATAAACTTCACATCGGGGTATTCTTTTTTCATATTTAGCAGAGCCTCAAGATTGGTCTTGCTATCATCATACATAATAACTTTCTTATGACTGTGCTGGTCGATATATTGTTTAACCACTTTGACTTTCTTAGATGCAGCATTATCGGGTCCAGTCATGTTACCAACTCGATGAACATGTATCTTGTCAATGTCTACGCCTTGCTTTCTAAACGTGTCTAGGAACTTATCCTTGTCATCAAAATCAGCTCGAGCAGTATTGATAATCACTCGGCTATTCGGATGCTTCGACACATTCTTTTGAATCTTATTCACCTTGTTAATCATTGGATGAATAGGCTTCGACTCATCATGAAACTTCTTAGCATTCTTAAATTCTTTATAATCATAGCTTTGTCCTGGCTTCAGTTTATGATTGTTAAACTCGGAGTTAGACAAATACTTGATTATCTTACCTTTTGCGTTCTTTACACCAACACGAGCCGTTGTATGAAACATTGTGTCATCAATATCAACAACGTGTAGTGTACCTTTTTTACTTTCTTCAATATACTGTTTAAATGTTAACAGTGCCATTTTCTAAGAGCCTTATTGATGCGTGAATCTGGGTCATGCGCAGTTTTAGCTGATGTTAATCTTTTCTTCATGCCACTCATGCGAGCGCAGAATGACTTACGACGATTAGCTGCTTTTGAACCCTTCTTCAACTTAGAAGGTTTTGTAGTAACAGCTGTTTGAAGATGACTTCCTGGATGTTCGCGGCGATAAGCCATAACACCAGCTTTAGTCAATCCACCTTTGTCGCTTTTATACTTTGAATGTTGCCAGTTCTCTTCATTCATAATCCAAGTGTCTGGTATTTCTTTATACTTCTTAGTCCACATATCGTGGATTTCTTGACCGCTGATATTATGAGCTTTCGCAATTCGTGTCATAATATCATTGATTGTATTATACACTTGATCTTTATCTGCTTTTTGGAGCATATCTTTTTTTGCTATTAAAGCAGCTTTTAATTCAGCTACTGCTTCATGATCTTTGCTATGATCCATAGCTTCTGAAAAGTCTCTAAAACGAATCATTTACCGCCTCCACCAGAGCTGCTGCTTTTACCTGGATATTCCATATGAATTTTACCATCAACTTCACGAACTGGCTTCTTACCGATCTTATGTTTATGACTAGCTGCGTCGCGGATTGTCATTTCTTTGACAACCTTCTTAATTGTTTTTGTAACAGATTGCCCTGGAGTTGCGTTCTTATAAACATTGGTCAGTGATGTAGTGCCAATGAAACGGCTAGATGGATCATCCGAATTGCTTGAAACTGTTTCTGAACCAGTATACTCTTCTTTTGCCTGTGAATGTTTTAATGCATAATCTGTTGGTGCACCTTTTGATCCAGGCTTACGCATATGCTCGCCAGAACCATGAGCGATTCGGCGACGCTTAGCCCAGATATTATCCCAAAGACCACGCTTTTCTAATAAATCTTTATCCATATCTGCTGCTGCTCCACCTGCTATAAATGAGTTAACTCTATTATAAGCTGCTTGTTCTGATAGGTCAACGGCATAACCTCTCTCGTATACTTCTTTTAAAGTATCGAAAGGAATACCTGATTGTTCGGATTTCTTGTATAGAGATATGATTTGTTTGCCAGACAGGGCTACGACACCCCCGTTTTGTTCGCGAAGTGCTAGCTGAGGACTAGATTGGAGACTGGTATCTTCATTTTGCATTTTGGGTTTCCCGTGGGCTGACCAAAGAACTTGCAGGATTGCCGTAGCTTTCTGCTGACCTTTTATTTATAAAATTGCTTATGTTATTGCAGCCACAAAGGTGTTGTTAGCCGTTCCATCTAAACAAAAATACTTAACATACATTGTATTGTGAGAACTTAGATAAAAAGACTGACCGCCTGTAGCCTGTGTCGAACTTACGCTATGATTAAACTGTTGTGTGCCACCAACATTATTAAAGATAAACAGTTCGACCACCTTACCAGCTGTCAAATTTTGTATGTTAGCTGTAACAGTTCCTTGATTGGTATGAATATGAACAAAGTTGTCAGTTGAAAAGTCAATCAATACTGTGTTTGAAATGACATTTGCTATTCTTACATTCGGAGGCTTATAAGCTGTAGTTTGTACGGTATTATCACTAAACGTAATGGTAGAATTTGGATTTTTAGCTAAACTTATGCCGTTTGCATAAAACGCAATAGATTCTGATTGAATTGTATTAGAACCAGCTGGAGTCAATTGAAAAGTAATTTTAGTTCCAGTATTAGCCGCATAAAAGTTTTCGGCTGCCTGCATATTAATGCGACCGATTGAACCTGCATAAGTGTTGCTGTCGGCAGTCCACCCCTGCATAGACAAACGTATGATCGTATCATTCGCCTGAGTTCCTGCAGGAGAAGTAACTGTTCCTCTAGCACCACGACCAGCAATTGCTACGTAAGTATTAGCGCCAAAAGCATCAAAACCAATACGAGCTGGCTGACCATCTTGCGCTGTTGCTTGAATCAATGTTCCAGTAAAGTTTCTTGGTTGAGAAACACCAGTATTACTTCCAACAATTTCAAAAGCTGCAGAATTAGTAAAGATTGTATTTGGAGTGTTAATAAACACCTGACCGCTTCTTGCAACAGTAAAAGTAGGATTTGTGTTTGTTCCTGTTGCATAGGCGACTATTGGGCGATTGATGACGAGATTACCAGTTGCTGGTTCAGTGCCGATATAAAATGTTGCAGAAGAGTTAGTTAACTGTATGTGGTTATTTTGGAGTAAAAAGTTACCAACTTGAAGACCAGCATTCGATTGAAGTTTAGTTTCAAGCGAGTCTGTAATGTAAAATACGCCGTTAGCAACAGTTAATGTTTGATCTGGAAACGAATAGTTTTGATCTGAGAATGTTATTGAATTGCCGCCAACCCATAACGCTTCCCAACGATTTGATGAGTTACCGAGATTGTATATAGCAGTAGTAGCAGGTATAATATCAGAAGCTACATTAAGTAAGTTTGGGCTAGAAACTGGATCATCAAAAACAAACATTTTTGAAGCGGCATCGTAACGAAGATAAAGATCGTCGCCAATAGTTGAGTAATTAACATCGTCTAAACGTGCTAATCTAACTTCACCGCCGCCACCCATTTGAGATGTACGTGATGCAAAACGATGAAGGTCAGTAACTGTTTTCTTTAAAATATCCAATTCTTTTCGAATAGAATTTGGAATCTCATCAACAGCTGCTACATATTCATCACGCGCTTTTTGTGATATAGCATCAACCGATCTTGTTATAAGATCTTTGTGTGGTAGTTGTGGTAATGGTTGTGCACCAAGAGGTATTGGTTTTGGTTCGCCAGCTTTTGATGGAGGCGCAGTGTAACCAACAGGTACATCTTCGGTTATAAGAGGAACTGGCTTTTGAAATGCTTTTTCTACAGTTAACTTTTCACCAACTGTAAGCTTCGTTAATGCATTGTTCATGTTCTCAAGCAGCGCAGCTTCTTTAGCCTTCTTCTGCTCAAGCTCCTCCAATAGGTTTTCATTACCTAGTGCTTTGGCTAAGTTCTTTAGTAATTGATTTTCATCCATTTGGTTTTACTCTTTTGGCAACTATTCTATTTACCAATGGCGTAGCGGCGACTTTTTTGACAGCTGGTTTCTTTATTTTCTTAGCCATTTCTTTTTCGCGAGCTCTGCGTTCCTGCTCTTTCTTAGCACGAATACCAATCATATCATTACGCATCGCGTATCGCGCGAGCGCTCGAGCATTTGTGTTGGCATCAATCTTAATGTCCATTCCTTTACGAACATCATTGAACATATCCTGCGCATCAGCAGGGCTAACGTCTTTTGGTAATCCTTTAGAGAAATCTCTAAACTTATTATTAAGCGCATGCGCTCTCATCTTTGTACCAGAGATTGCTGCTGTTTCATCTTCAGCATCTGGGTCACGCTGGCCAGCCGATACAACTTCAATCTTATCAAAGTTATATTCTTTGCCGTTGTATTTGTCGAGCAGCTTCTTCATCTCTTCAACGCGATCAGAACCAACAACCATAACAAGATGCTTTACGCCTTCTTTAGCGAATCTCTTTACATGATCCATTACAGTCGGCATTGATTGATCGGCAACACTTATTTTTGCTGTTTTGCCTAATACATTCTTAGCATGCTTTAGTTTTTGTTCTGGCGACAGCGGATTTTTTTCTGGATCTTGCGAATGAGAAAGAACAATCTCGTGTTCAGCGCCGATATCCTTAGCAACCTGCTGAACTCTATCAGCAACAGCTCTATGCCCCATTGTAGGCGGATTCATGCGACCGAATGTAAATACCTTTGCCTTTGGTTTTTCTTCTTTTGGAACTTCTTCCTCTTTTGATTTTTGAAAAGAACCTTGCGCAAAGTTAGCAGCAGAAAACTCAGCACGATCAACTAGTTTTGATGGGCGACCATTACGAATAGCAACGAATCCTTCGGGCTTTGCTTCTTTACCACCGATGTATGTTTGATAGCCTGTGTTTGATCTAGACAAAGCGCCAACAAGAGTATTTTTTGCTTCTTGTATTGTTCTATGAAGCTTAAACAACTTTTCAAATTGATCTTTATGATTATCAATATGAGAAAGTGTTACATCTAACTGTTCTTTTTTCTTTTGTTTAGCAGCGTCAGATTTTACTTTATCTATTTCTTTTTTACCTCTAGCCTCAACGAACTTACGATATCCCTTCAAATCAGGAACAGTATTATCGCGCACGCAAGTATTGATATATGTTTTCATCGTAAGGTCATGACCATCAACAACATTAAATACGTCATGATCCATACCAGCATAAATTTGAGTGGCTTCTTTCATTTTAGCTTCAAATTGTTTCTTTTCCATACCAGATATTTGACCAGCTTTTAATTCTGGGCTGATCATATTAACATCTGGGTCTTGCTGGAAATCATTCTGATTGACATCGAAGCTCGCCTTCATATCATTAAGGTGTTTACCTTTGTATTGTGTATGAACAACAACGCCTATTTTAGAACCAGCCGCCTTACGTCCCTCAGCAGAATTCTTGTCGGCTTTGTAGGTGATTGTATTAGGAAGAAATGATAACTTATCGCCTTCATCTTGTACATCGTCTTTGGTGTACATCATATCGCCCTGATAGACGCCACCCTTCTTAGGCATGATCTTTGGCAACTCAGCGAGTGCAGCTTTAAGTTTTTCTACGAGTCCAGGTGCATGACCATGATTGCGTTCAATATCAGCAGCA